GTTGGTGACGGTGATGCTACTACAGATAAGATTGTGGGGTGTGATGTTATCATAACAAATCCACCTTGGAACAGAAAGATACTTCACCCAATCATCGAAAACCTATCAGATCAGTTGCCGACATGGTTACTATTTGATGCTGATTGGATGCACACTAAACAGAGTGTAGAATTCATGCCTAGGTTGAAAAAGGTGGTAAGTATTGGTAGGGTTAAGTGGATTGAAGATAGTAAAAGCACTGGTAAAGACAACTGTTGTTGGTATCTATTCGATAAACCCAATGATATCCCTACACAATTTTTTGGAAGAAAATGAAAAAAAGTTCTAAAAACATCTTGACTTTGTTCTCAAAACAGGGTATTATGTATATACAAACTGAGAAAACAAACGGAGAATTATATTATGGCACATGAACTTGAAATCGTAAATGGTAACGCACAAATGGCATACGTTGGTGATTTACCTTGGCATGGACTAGGTACAAAGGTTGAACAAGACCTTACGCCTGGCGACTTCCAGAAAGTTGCTGGACTTGATTGGACAGTAGAGAAACAACCACTTGTTACTGCAACAGGTGTGAAAATCAAAAACAAAGAAGCACTTGTTCGTACTTCTGATAACTCTGTACTTGACGTTGTTGGTACAGGTTGGAATCCAGTACAGAACTCTGAGGCATTTGAATTCTTCCACGAGTATGTGATGGCAGGTGACATGGAAATGCACACTGCTGGTTCACTGAAAGATGGACAGATGGTTTGGGCACTTGCAAAAACCAAAGAATCATTTGAGTTGTTCAACGGTGACGTTACTGACAACTACTTCTTGTTTACTAACCCTCACCAGTTTGGTAAGGCAATCAACATTCGTATGACACCAATTCGTGTTGTATGTAATAACACTCTTACACTGTCTCTGTCACAGAATGCAGATAAGATGTTGACTGTAAACCACAGAAAAGAGTTTGATGCTTCTGAAGTCAAAGAACAGATGGGTATCGCTCGTGAGAAAATGGAACAGTACAAGTCAATGGCAGCACACCTTGGTTCAAAAAGGTATACGCCTGACAACGTAATCCAGTACTTCAATGAAGTATTCGGTGCTCCTGCAAAGGAAAAGGTTGATGGTGAACTTCCATTTACATCTCGTAACTCAAAACTTGCTTTTGAGAACTTGGATGTACAACCTGGCGCCGAGTTCGCTCAAGGTACTTGGTGGACTGCATTCAACTCTGTTACTAACATGACAGATCACTTGCAAGGACGTTCTAACGATGGACGATTGGTTTCTTCATGGTACGGACGTAACCGTAAGGTGAAATTGAATGCACTGGATAAGGCGCTTGAATACGCTGACGCCGCATAAAAAAAGTTGAAAGGGGGGTTGAATGACCCCCCTTGGATACCTATATAATATAGGCGCAGTTCGTAAGTCGTCTAGTTGTCACAAACTATGCTTACTCTGTGACACAAATTTGGAGTTTGGTGGTTCTCTCTAAAAAAACCACCACTTTATGATATGCCGAATGATTCGGGTATCGTGCATTTATCTTGCTTAACAAAGGAGAAAAACAATGGTAAATACATCACTAACGCTTGATCCATCTAGGATTAATACTTACTCTATCGGGTTCGATAGAATGTTCGACAGTCTTATGGGGCAACACCCAATGACATCGAATTATCCCCCTTACAATATCGTAAAACATAGTGACGATAAGTACACTATTGAGATTGCAGTTGCTGGATTCTCAAAAGACGATATTGCAGTAGAAACCAAAGAGAATACTCTTACAGTACAATCTAAGGATTCTGGTGTGGATAAAACGGAAGTGGATACCGCTGAGTATCTACACAGAGGCATCTCTGCTCGTTCATTCAAGAAGGCGTTTACAATCGCAGATGATGTGGTCGTAAATGGTGCCGATATGAAAGATGGTTTGCTTTTCATTGATTTGGAAAGAATCATTCCAGAGGAGAAGAAACCTCGTTTGATTAAAATCAAGTAAATAAGTGGTGGGGGGAAAATCTATTGACATTCCCCCCATTTTTTGATATATTAATAGTAATGTAAACTGTGAGGAATTGTAATGTTTAAGAAAAAAGATGAACCTGTAGTCGCTGAATCAAGAATTGACTACAAATACTCAGAGGATAGAATCCTCAAAGAAATGGCAGAGTATATAGATAAAACCTATAATGCTCATTATTCACACAACAAATTCCAAGCAACAGAATTCATCATGGACAGTGGACATGGAGAAGGTTTCTGTATCGGTAACATTCTGAAATACAGTCAACGATACGGAAAGAAAGACGGCAAGAACAGAAATGACTTGCTAAAGGTGATCCATTATGGTATAATGGCACTTCATAATCACGATACAACGGAGAATAATTGATATGAAACTTAGTAATGATACACGAGAAGTTCTAAAGAACTTTTCTACCATTAACCAGAATCTTCTGGTAAAGAATGGAACTGTGATTGGAACAATGTCGGCGATGAAAAACATCGTTGCAAAGGCAACTGTTTCAGATACTTTCAACAATGAATTTGCCATCTATGACTTGAATGAGTTCTTGTCTGCAATGTCTCTATTCAAAGACCCTACACTATCTTTTGATGAGAAAAGTGTAAGACTTAACGAAGAGGGCGGTGGTAGTAATCTGACTTATATGTTCAGTGACCCATCTATCGTGACTGCACCCAAAACAGAAATCACTATGCCGAGTGTTGATGTAGAGTTTACCTTTACACAAGATACATTCAATCAAATCCTCAAGGCGTCTGCTGTTCTTGGTGTTCCAGATGTAGTTCTAAAAGGAACTGCTGGTGGTACAATCGACCTTACTGTCACTGACAGAAAGAACGACACCTCTAACGATTTCAGTATCACAGTTGGTGATAGTTCGCCAACAGACTTTACTTACTACTTCAAAGTAGAAAACCTCAAACTTCTTTCTGGTGATTATAAGGTACAAGTATCCGAAAAGGGCATCTCGCATTTTACAAATGTGAACAAGTCTATTGAATACTTTATCGCTCTCGAAGCGGCCTAAACCAGAAGGAAATATATTATGAATGATGTGATGCTGTGGGTGGAGAAATACCGCCCATCGAAGATTAGTGATTGTGTTCTCACTGATGATTTGAAAACGACTTTCCAGACCTTTGTGAATGAAGGGCATATACCAAACCTTCTTTTATCGGGTGGGCCTGGCGTAGGTAAAACCACGGTTGCAAAAGCAATGCTTGAGGAACTAGGTGCTACTTATATGATGATTAACGGTTCTGAAGAATCGGGTATTGATGTACTCAGAAACAAAATCAAGAACTTTGCAAGTACTGTCTCTATGGATGGTAATCGCAAGTTTGTGATTCTAGATGAGGCAGATTATCTAAATCCACAATCAACTCAACCCGCTCTGCGTGGGTTCATTGAAGAGTTCCATAAGAACTGTGGATTTATTCTTACCTGTAACTTCAAGAACCGTATCATCGACCCTTTGCACAGTCGATGCTCTGTTGTAGAGTTTCGTATTCCAACTACAGAAAAACCTAAACTCGCTGGTGCGTTCTTCAAACGTGTACAGGATATTCTCATTGCAGAGAATGTTCAGTTTGAACCAAAGGCGGTTGCTGGTATTGTTGAGAAACACTTCCCTGATTGGAGAAGGGTTCTAAACGAACTACAAAGGTATTCTGCCTCTGGTATGATTGACAGTGGTATTCTAGTTAATCTATCAGAAACTAACATGAAAGACTTGGTTACATTTCTCAAAGAGAAAGATTTCAAGTCTATTCGTAAATGGGTTGCAAACAATCTAGATAATGACCCTGCTCGTATGTATCGTAAAGTTTATGATATATTATATGATGAAGTACAACCACAAACCGTACCGCATCTTGTTCTCGCAACAGCAGACTACTCATACAAGTCCGCCTTTGTCGCTGATCAAGAAATCAATATGCTTGCATATATGGTTGAGATTATAACACAGGTGAATTGGAAATGAGAAAGAAGTCAGAGTTTAATACAAGCAGTGAAATGAACAAATCAAAGTTCAAGAATAAGTCTGTTCAACAAAATAAGTGGGATGGGTGTTATGAAAGTTTTATAAACTCAAAATACCAATTTCAAATGACTTACTCAGAATACAAAAAACTTTGGATAAAGGGAAAAGTCGATGTATGAACTTAAACATTATCTAAAGTCTATCAACGAAACTAAAGAACATCTTCTTGATTCAGATGAC